CCGAGATGATGAACCGCCGCTCGTGGCGGGCGGTCAGGTCGCGGTGGCGTCGCAGCGAGTGTCCTTCCATCACAGTCCTTTCGTGAACGTCCGTTCGGTGATCCTGTACCCGAGCCTCGTCAGGATGCGCTCCGCCGCGCTTTCCCCTTCGAGGACGATGTCCGACATGCAGATGGCTTTCGCGCCTTCTTCCTTGGCCCAACGCTCGAATTCTGCCAGCATCCGCACGCCTTCAACTCGGCCTCGGACATCTTCGTCCATCCACCACGACGTCTCGAGGGCGACGCGTGCGCCGGGGCTGAACCAGACGGGCTGGAGAATCGCTGCCAGGAAGCCGCGAGGAACGCCGTCAACTTCCGCCACCCACACACGACCATGCTCGAAGACAGCGCCGATGGCGGCTCGCATGTCCTCGTGGCTTGGCGAAAGTGCTGCTGCATAGCGGGTGCCTGCGAAGAACCGTTGTCCCATCGCGGCGATCACGTCGAGATCGTCCGCAGTCGCGAGCCTTACGGGCATGACTGTATTCCTCCCATCATCGGTTACGGGTACTCACCGCATCTCTGCGTACGGGTCGTAGTCCTTGGGCTTTGGGTCGAGCCGCTCGCGCACCTCGCGAGGCAGCATCTTGGCGACCGGGTAGGCGAAGGTGAGCGCGAGCGCGTCCGCGATGTCCGGGCTGCCGCCGCCCTGAAGCCGCTTCTTGATGTCATCCTTCGACTCTAAGACGCGCTTGCCGACCGCGTCGTACCAGTACATCGGGGTCGACAGCTCCTGCTTGAGGGTGGTGTCCTGCGGGATGCTGCCGCCGTTCTCGAGCCATTCCTTGACGGCCCACCACATCTCGGTGCGCTTGTTCACGAACAGGTTGGGGAACGTGGCCTTGCCGCCGAATGGCACCTCGGTGACCTCGTAGCCGAGCTGTCGCAGGCGGTCGATGACACCCGAGCCGGCGCCTGCGTCGATGAACACGGCGTCCGGGTCGCGGTCCTCGATGATGCTGGCGACGATGGCCGCGAGGTTCATGTTGTCGATCCCCTGCCGGATGACGGGGTCTTCCATGCGCAAGCCCTGGCGCAGGACGATGACGCTGCGGTCATCCCCGAAGCGGGCCGGGTCGACGCCGATCACCAGCGGGAACTCGAGGACGTCCCCGTCCGGGTAGCGGCGGCTGGCGGCGGCGTCTGCCTCCGAGAGGCTGATGAGCTGGTCATCGCCGGCGGCGCTGAAGTCGCAGAGGTACTCGCGTGCGAACGCCTGCTCGGGCATGTCGCGCTGGAGTCGTGCGACCTCCTCGGCGTCGAGAGCGTCCGTGTCGTGGACCGTGTACCTCGCCGCATACCAGTCGGGCAGGGAGCCAGCCCGGTAGAACAGCTCGCTGAACAGGTTGATCCCGGCGGGCGTGCCGATGAACATGGCCCATCCCTTGCGGTCGGAGAGGGCGGGCTGGAGGATGTCGTTCCAGACCTCGGGCTTAATCTGCGCGACCTCGTCGATGACGCAGCCGTCGAGTCGAACGCCGCGGAGTGCGTCAGGGTTGTCGCCGCCGAACAGGCGGATCGTGGCCTTGTTGTGCTTGAACGTCACGGCCAGGTCGGCCTCGTTGATCTCGACGGCGGCCGAGCGGATGAACGGGTCGAGCTTCTGCTTCAGGCGCGCCCAGGCGATGGCCTTTGCCTGCTTCAGGAACGGGGCGACGTATACGAAGAACCCCAGTTCGTCGGTGAACTTCACCGCCCGGTGCATGAGCTCCATGAGCGCGAGCTCGGTCTTGCCAGCGCGGCGGTGCAGGGCGAGGACGGTGAAGCGGCGGCGCTCGAGGTGGCACTTGCGCTGCCACGCCCTGGGCTCGTAGCCGAGCCGGATCGTCTCAGGCATCCGGGACGCCAGTAATGACGTTCAGGACGATGTTCCCGCCATGGTCAAGGTGCTGGCGGTCGCCGTACTTCTTCGGGTTCCACTTGGCGAGGAGCTTCAGGCGGGTATCGACCTGGAGCCGACGCCACGCCACCTCGACCTGGTCAAGCGGCTGGATGTCCGACAGCGCCATGCACTGGTCGGCGATGATGTCGTGCCCATCTTCGCGTGCGCGTGCGATGCGTAGGGCGAAATCCGGGTCCTTGTCCATCCAGTCGTAAACCGCCGTGAAGTGCGGGTTTCCGTCAATCCTGCACCATTCGCGCAGGGGCCGGCCTTCGGAGATCCACTTGACGAGGGAGTCAGCCTTGTCCTGCGGGACGGGGACCGTCGTTCCCAGCGGCCGCCCGACCTTCCGGCGCACGACGAGGTCGCCGCCAGGCGGTGGGGACTGCGGAGCGGCGCTGGTAGCGGGCGATCTTCGCGACCGTCTGCCAGCGGAGGGCGAGGTGCTTGGCGATGCGACGATAGCCCCATCCACGGTCTTCGTGGAGCACGCGGATGAGGGTGACGGTTTCGTCCGTGATCGTGGCATTGTGGTGCGTCTGGCCGACGCGGCGGCCGTTGTCGTCGTAGGCGACGAGGGTGGTCACTTCTTCCGCTTGCCCTTTGCGCGGACGTCGGCGCGGTTGAACTTCTTGGCGACCTTCATGGGGACGCCGACCTTCTTGGCGAAGGCGCGGGAATGGGCGGCGGCGGCCATCAGACGGCGCTGGGCGGGTGACTTGCTGGGCATGGTCAGGAATCCTTCAGGACGAGCCGGAGGTCGAATCCGGCCTCGTGGGCGATCTTGAGCACGGAATCGAACGTGGGGCGTCTGCGCCCGATTACGGGGGCATTGGACAAGAGGCACTGCACGGTATGTGCGCGGAGTGCGCCCTTGGCCTCGAGGCGGCGTGCGAGGGCGCTGCGCGTGGTGCCGCCATCGGTCACGGCTTGCGTGATCGCCTGCTTGAAATCCTCATACGAGCCGATATTCATTGCCCGCAGTATATCACTTCCCGGTGATGACTTCCCCGAAATCCTCGGCGGTTGCCGGCCAGATGATTCGCGGGGTGCCTGGGCCGAGGTAGTTCTGCTCGATGCGGTCGGTGACGAAGCAGCGTGCCTCGGCCATCGACATGTTCTCGTTGTCGCGCAGGCGTGCGGCGATCATCTCGGCGCTGTATACGGCGACGGGTATGCAGTTCTCCTCGTCTGGGCGGGGGTACATGATCCCGAGGAGGCAGTCATCGAACTGCGCTAGGAGGATGGGATTGTGCTTCGGTCGACGCCTTCCCGCCATGCGGGCGATGCTACAGAGCGTTCGTTTCGTTTCGCGTCTCGCAATGAAACGATGGTTTTTCAGGACGCCGCTCGCTGCGCTCCGCTGCGCTTCGCCTATGGCTCCGCTCCGCTCCACTCGCGGCGCCTGGGGTGCGCCGGCGACAGGGGAGGGATCATTCCGATCCGTCCTTCGCTTCGCTCAGGACTCTGCGGGGCGCTTCGCGCCCCCCGAACCACGGATTTCAGTTCACGTGGTGAGCGCAGAGGGCGTGACCCCGCGAGGGGGCCACCACGATCAGCCCACGCGGAGCCGCGCTGTCGGTTGTAGCGACGATTTTCACCATTTCGCTGGAGGACTGCCAGCCGCTGCCATCGTCGGGGAGCGCGCCCTTTCGGGCGGCGCAGGATAGGGTCATGCCCTGCGTCTACATCCATGCTCCCCTACCGCGCCGGGAGCTGCGTGCGGCATTGTTGCCCCTGAAGGCACCTGCGGTACAATGCGACCGGATTGGATTAGCTGGCTGCATGATACCGATCTCTCGGGGCATGCAAGCGAAATTTGCAGACGGCCGCAAGCACGCTTGCGGTCGTTCTGTTTCCGGGGTATGGTTCCCGCGTCAGGCGCGCCTCTCTGACGAGGCAGAGCGGCAAGTCGCCGCCGAGCGCGGCGCGACCTGACTGAACCCCCGGAAGCGCGGCCTGGTCGACGAAAGTCCCGGGCCGCGTTTCGTTTCTGGTCACATACGACCGATTCACGTGTGACGAGACGTTGACACTTGCCGTCAAGTATCATCACTTTGTCACATGACTAGTTTGGTAGGCAGGTGGGCAGCGCCAGGTCTTAGCCTGGCCTGCCCTACGGCGGAATGCGTTTGCTACACCAAGGGTTGCGCTGCACCGGGCCGTGCCTCGCGGCCTTTCTGCCGATGCCCCTGTGAGTGTTTGGCGCCGAAGCCACCTCAGACTCACCCCTCCGCACCGAGAGTATACCTACGCAAATGCCCCGCCACGCAAATCTTCCGTTTCACCTCTACGTGCAGATACACAACCTCGCGCTCGGGCCGAACATGCCCGAGGGCACGACACGCGGCATCTGGCACGCGGCGTACTGTCGGCCGGGGCAGGAGCTCCTCGCGCACGTCCTGCTCGAGACGGGCGCGCACTGGTGCGGCATCCCGCTGCACCTCATGTCAATGACCACCGCGTTCCACCCGCAGGCGGTCGCCGGCGGCGGATCACGCGAGCTCGTTCCTTGGGGCGGCATGGGCGAGCACCTCGAGGCCGTGCACCTCAACTACCTCGAGGGCCTGCCGTGCATGGGCGTTTCCCAGAAGACCGCATTGGGCGAGAGGCCCGGATTCACGGGCCGGCACACCGGGATCGTGTTCGACTGGGCGGACGGCTTCAGCCGCTACCCGCAGGAGCACAAGCCCCTGAACCTCATCGAGACGAGTTCGGGCTGGTTCATGCTGCTGCCGAACAACTACGTGCAGTACATCGACTCGCACTTCACCTCGTACGTCAAGGGCGAGCGCGACTTCAAGAACTACCGCCGGGGCGACGAGGTGTACTGGCGTGACTGACGATTGCCGTTGGTTAACCAGTTTGTATGCGTTTCTGCAAACGGAAGCCATCACGTAAGCGGAAATCGACGCCTGTCATTGATTTGCGGATACGGCTTGGGTCAGGCTTCGCGCCTGTACTGGAGTTTCCACAACAGGCGAGACAGGTCGTTCGCCAAGTCGGTGACGGCTTTTTCGTCCAATTCCGGTCGGCAGCAATGTATGGCTTCGTGGAGGGTCGTGTCCAAACGATCCTCCTCGGACTGCCACGTGGCGATCCGCAGCACGCGGCCTGCGGCATGGCCCGGGTCGACCATGTTGCCGTAGTCGGCCAGGTTCGGGCTGAACCTGAGCGTCCAGTACTTGCCGCCGAGCCGGACCCTCATGGCCGGATCACTTGAACCCGCGCTTCATCGCACGGTATGCCGATGGGCTCACCGTGGACTTCGACTTCGGTCGGCTGGTGCCGGCCCTGCGCCGTGCGTTGATGTTCGCGTACAGGCCGCGCTTCGCTGCTTTCTTTGCCATGTTCAGCTCCTCGAGGTCTTGCCGCTGCACTTCCACTTTGCGCGTGACAGGCGCAGCGGGCTGTTGGGGTTCTTCGCCGCCGCCGAGCTGCGCTGCATCTGCCCCCAGCTGCGGGCGCAGTACGCATCGCCCTTGGCGGTGCCAGGCTTGATGCGGTCGCCGCCGCCCTTGGCCTTCCCGGCCTGGCCGTAGCTCACCTTGTTGCTGCGCCCGGTCTTCGGGTTCTTCACCACCTTCACGAATCGCTTGCCCTTCGCTGGCGTCGGCATGGATGCTCCTGGATCTGTCCTTCTCAGACGGTCAGTTACTGCGCTTCACGGACCTCGAAGCGCAGGGTACGGGTCGCGACCCCGTTCCTGCGGGCGCATTCCATCCAGAACCTGAGCCACAACGCGCCCTTTGGCTTGGGCGGCATGCCCTTCTCGACGGCCCATCCGTTGCCCTCGCTGAACTCGTCCTTGTAGCCGGGGCTCCTGACATGCAGGACGCGGTCGAGGTACGGCCTGCCGTGGAGCGACAGCCTCGCCCGCTGGATCGGCATGATCCATTCGTCGTGGGTGTGGCCCGTCCAGATCAGGTCGGCGTCCGGCAGATAGACGGCCATGCGCGCCGTCTGGATGGTGCCACGGGTGACCGGGCCGCCGCCGCCGTAACCGTGGTGCATGTACATCACGACGCTGCCGGCGACGAGCTGGCGCTGTCCCTTCTTGCGGACGAGGAACCGGACCCAGTTTGCATAACTGCCTGCATATGCACGGCAGTCCTTGTTCCGGACCTTCAGCGCCTCGACCAGGCGCTCGTTCATGTCCGTCTGATGCCGCTTGCGGATCGCGGTTTCGTGGTTTCCGGGCGCGAACAAAAGCGCCATGTCTGCCCACGGCGCGAGGTAATCGGCGGTCGTGTTGATGACGGCATCGAGATAGCGCCCATCCTGGTGCTCGGGCCGGCAGGCCGAGGTATCCGAGCGCGGGTCCCACTTTCCCTGCATCAGGCACAGGAAGTCACCGTTTGAAAGCCACTTCGCCCCGCGCTCCCGGCACTGGCGCATGTGCCGCTCGAACATCTGCCGATCCGCGTGGGCGTTGTCGATGTGCGCGTCGGAGATCAGGAGATATTCCTGGCTCCAGTCCTGCGACGGGCTCGATCCATCCCCATCATGCGACATCTCGACGGTGAACGATCCTGGCTGGTGCTGCGTCATCGACACCATGCGCCGCTCAACTTACGCACTTTCCCAGCGATTTCACGCCGTAAGAAATTCTTGCCGGAATTTCTAACGCAACCCCCTTGCGCCGCCGATATAGCCCGATGTATACACCCCGCATCCGAGCGCGTTGCTCGGCGCACAACACCGGAGAACTGCCATGAAGGTCAGGGACACCGTCACGAACCACATCACGATTCGCCAAGAAACTCGCAGCAAGTACGACAACGTGCTTCTCGCGGCAGCGATGGAACTGGGGGACTCGGTGAGCGCCGAGGTCATCGCGGCCAGCCGCGCCGTCGCCCAGAGCAACCTCGACGCCGAGCACGAATTCGACGCCTCCATCCTGTGGCTCCAGCAGGCCGAGAAGGACTTCCTCGCCGTCCACGCCAAGACGGAGGTGGAACTGTGAGGCAGGACACCGAAACCCTCGTCGACCGGATCCTGGACATGGTCACCATCTGCCGGTCCGACCCGATGACACGCAAGGAACTGGCCCACCGCTGGGACGTCACGCCTCGCACCGTGAACAACATCATCGACCGCGCATACGACCTGTTCGGCGTGGTGGTCGAGCACCGGGATGGGATCGGTTACACCGTGCTCGACGTTGGAATTCTGGATCCACGCAAGCTGCGGACGAGGAGGTTCCGATGAACCTGTTCGACACCGCAGAGGCCGAACGGCGAAAGGTCATCGGCAAGGCCCTGGCCGCCGACCGCCGGCATGAACTCCTCGCCGCCGCACGCGGCTTTGCCGCGTTCATCGCACGCAACGGGAACACCGTCACCGCCGACGAGGTCGCGGCGCTCATGGCCGAGAACGGCCTTGACTACGCTGACCTAGGAAACGCCGCTGGCAGCGTGTTCGACGGCAAGTTCGCATGGACGGGCGAGGTGGTCGCAAGCCGCCGCCCGTCCACACACGGTCGCCTGATTCGGGTATGGAGGCTCGCATGATCCTGCACGTAGACCACGTCGTTCCGCTCACGTCCGACTACGCCCGCACCAATCGCACCCTCGCCGAATACCTCGGCAGCAACGACGTATCGGTGCTCGTTGATGCCAAGTGGGTCGAGGACGAGAACGAACGCTTCCACCAGCACGGCAGCGTGCGGACGCGCTACTGGCGCCTGAAGTCCTGGGACTTGCTCGAGATCCGGCTTGACGGCACGGCGATCAACACGCCGCACGACGTGCCGAACGATTTCCCGATGCCTGAGGTCATCGCCATCGCCGAGGGCGGCGCGCTTCGCGACGAGCTCGAGCGACAGGGCGCGAAGGCGAAGGCATGAGATACCTCTCCATATGCTCGGGCATTGAGGCCGCGAGCGTTGCGTGGCACCATCTTGGCTGGACGCCCGTGGGCTTCAGCGAGATTGAACCATTCCCAAGCGCGGTACTCGCGCACCACTATCCCAACGTTCCCAATTTCGGAGACATGACGAAGCATGAGCAATGGCCCCTTCAACCCGGATCAATTGACCTTCTCGTGGGCGGAACGCCATGCCAGTCATATTCAGTCGCGGGGTTGCGGCAAGGACTCGCAGATCCGCGAGGGAGCCTCATGCTCACCTACTTGGCAATCGCTGCTCGGCTCCGACCTCGGTGGATTGTCTGGGAAAATGTCCCCGGTGTTCTGTCCTCGAACGGAGGACGGGACTTTGGCACCTTCCTCGGGGCGCTGGGGGAACTCGGGTATGGGTTCGCGTACCGAGTCCTGGACGCTCAATACGTGCGAGTGGGGCGATGGCCCCGAGCCGTCCCGCAGCGCCGCCGCCGGGTGTTCGTCGTCGGTCGCCTCCTTGAGCGAGGTGCTGGAGACTGGACCGCTGCCGCCGAGGTACTCGCTGTCCGCGAAGGCTTGCAGCGGCATCTTGAGGCGGGCGGAAAGGCGCGGAAAGGCGCTGCCTCCGATGCTGAAGGCGGCGCTCAAGTCGGTTTCTATGGGGGAAGTCAGCCCGACTGTGCAGACACGGTGACCAGCAAGTGGTCGAAGGGGTCCGGTGGTCCTGCCGGGAATGAGTGTGGATTGTTCTTGGCGCAGCCGACCGCGTGGCCTGCTGACTGTGCCGGGACTTTGGCCCAGTCATCCACGGGAAGTGGAGCGCCTGGGTACAGCAACCAAGAAATCTTCTCGCAGAACTGCGCGAACCTCGTTCCTCAGCCCGTCCCTTTCACCAAGGCCAAGCGGGCGCAGTCTGTGACTGATGACGAAACTTGGGTGCAGGGCCAGGTCAACCCGACGCTCTCGCTGTTTGACCAAGGCGACACGCGGGCGACCACGGTGGCGGTGGCGTTTGCCAACCGCACTCGCGATGGCATCAAGATGCCGGAGATCATGGCAGACGGCGTAACGCCAGCCCTGACGAATCCGGGTGGCGGTGGAAGAAGCGATGCGATCAACGTGGCGGTGGCTCACGCCTTCTACAGCACGGGCGGGACCCACGGAGTCAACCAACATCCCGAGGTGTCCCCCGCCGTGAAGGTGGGAAGTGGGCTCGGCATTCCTTCGCCGCCAGCGGTGGCTCAAGCCATGACCGTCCGCCGGCTGACCCCGGTTGAGTGCGAGAGACTCCAGGGCTTCCCGGACAACTGGACGCTGATCCCGTGGCGGAAGAAGCCTGCCGAGGAATGCCCGGACGGGCCGCGATACAAGGCGCTCGGCAACAGCATGGCCTGCAACTGCATGGCTTGGATAGGGGAGCAAATCGCAAAGTGGGAGGCTGACCATGCGTGACATCCCGAACGCCGGCAACGTCGCCGTCACCCTGCGCCATGGCCAGTCGGTCGTGATCGTGGACGAGGATGGCCGTGCCGTCGCCGCCGTTGCCCCGACGCCGTCCAACGTGGGCAAGGTCACGCTCGTGGTGCGTGCGCCGAAGACCGTGCGAATTCTGAGGGAGCGCGACGATGAGTGACCCGACCTGGTACGAGCACGCGCTCAACGAGCGCGGCCTCACGATCATGCTGCTTCGTGCGCGCATCGGGCAGATCCGCGCCGCTGCCGCCCCGCTGCGGCAGCTCTCGGCGGCGCTGGCCGCTGGCTTCAAGCACGACCCTGACCAGTCGCTCG